CGCTCGGTACAGTTGCGGCAGGTACGTCGCAGCATCAAGCTGTCGGTGCGCACTTGGTGCAACCGCTGGCAACCAATGTGCTGCAAGCGGTGTGGCCTGTTGGTTTGTTCTTCGACTTCACAGGAAAGTCCACTAACACGTTCACTGCGGTACTGCGCGCGCTGGCAGCATGGACGCCGGGTGCAGTGATCAACACCATAGGTATCACGCTGGACATCGAAGCGGAATAAGTAATCATGGGCGATGGTTACATCGGCATTTCTCATTCGACGGTAGGTCGGAGACAAGATCACTCTGTTACCGGAGAGGGTAATACTGCGATATATCGTCAGCGAACCGACGCCAGTATACAAGGAATTAATCCATTATCGGGTGCAACAGAAACTATCTGGAAGGATGCGTACACAGGAGCGATTGCACAGATTGACATAGCTCACGCTGCGATTCATCTTGGTAGGTATTTCTCACACTCTGGTGTAGTTTCTGTATTGAGTGGTGCGTCTTACGACCATCTGATAATCACTCCAGACGTTGGTGGAAAATCCATTCACCTCCGGTTATTTTTGTTCGATAGTACGAATGCGCCAATCCTGCATCAACTGTATGAGGATACCACCGTCAGTAATAATGGAACGGTTATAACTGGTCTTAACTTCAACAGGACGTTACCCAACGCAACACTTGGTATATATCACACACCTACTGTTACAGGTACGGGAACCATAATTCACACCGCGCAAGTAACAGGATCAAAGCAGAACGGTGGTGCGGGTCAAACAAGTGGTACGGAATGGGTATTGAAGCAGGGCGCTAAGTATTTATCGAGAGTTACAAATAACAGTGGTCTAACTGCGAGTGTCGGGTATGTTGCAGAATGGTATGAATTGTAAAGGAATATAATGGCATCCACAGTTGACATCTGCAATCGCGCACTCCAGAAACTCGGAGCCTCTCGCATCATCTCGTTGACACAGGATAGCGTCAGCGCCAGGGCGTGCAACCTTGCATACGAATCGGTGCGTGACGCTGAACTGCGCGCACACTCGTGGAACTTTGCGGTCAAGCGCGCGCAGCTTGCCGCTGACGCGACCGCCCCATTGTACGGGTACGACAACGCATTCACGCTCCCTTCGGACTGCTTGCGATTGTTGCCTAACGATCATACCGAGGGTGTGTACACGGCGGACTGGAAGGTGGAGGGTCGTAAGATACTCACCAATGAGGATGCCCCGCTGGAGATACGGTATGTCGCGCGCGTCACCGATACCACCCAATACGACGGTCTGTTCGTCGAGGCGCTGGCGAGTCGGTTGGCGATGGAGATGTGTGAGGAGTTGACTCAGAGCAACACCAAGCGCCAACTCGCCGCCGAGGACTACAAACAGACAATGCGTGAGGCGCGGAAGATCAATGCATTCGAGCAACCACCCGCAGAGCAAGCAACCGATTCGTGGATCACGGGAAGGTTGTAAGTGAAAGCGTCCCCTATACAGGATTCATTCAACGCCGGAGAGTTTTCCGACCTCGTTGCAGCGCGCGTCCGGTTCGAGAAGTACAAGAACGCCTGCAAGCTATCCGAGAACATGATCCCATTGACACAAGGTGGTACGACACGTCGCACCGGGACGATGTTCGTCAGTGAAGTGAAGAACAGCGCGAAGTCAACTAGGCTCGTACCGTTTGAGTTTTCGGTGACGCAGGCTTATGTCATCGAGTTCAGCGATCTACTCGTCAGGTTCTACAAGGATCGCGGCATCATCGAGTCTGCGCCGAGCACACCTTATGAGGTTATCACCCCGTACCTTGAGGCTGATTTGTTTGAGTTGAAGTTCACACAATCAGCCGACATCTTATACATTACACACCCCGACTACGCACCACGCAAGTTGTCGCGCACGGGTCACACATCATGGACGCTCTCGACCATCAGCTTCCTTGATGGTCCATATCTGCCGACAAACTCCGGCGCTACGACGCTGACACTATCCGGCACCAGTGGTAGTGTGACGGTGACGGCAAGTGCTGCACTGTTCGCGTCAACCGATGTAGGTCGACTTATCCGGTTCAAGTCCACCGGTTCAACATGGGGGTGGCTGACCATTACCGCTTACACCAGCACCACCGTTGTCACGGCGACGGTGCAACGCAGTCCTGCCGCCGCAACAGCATCAACGAACTGGCGACTTGGATTATGGAGTGCAACGACAGGATACCCGTCGTGTGTGACGTTCTTCGAGGACAGGTTAACCTTCGCCGGTAACGCGCTGCAACCACACCGACTGGACGGGAGCGTGACTGGTGACTACGAGAACTTCGCACCGACCGCTAGTGACGGTGTAGTGGCTGACGACAACGCCATCTCGGTGTCACTGAACGCAAACGACGTGAACGTGATCCGGTGGATGACCGACGATGAGAAGGGGCTGCTGATCGGTACAGTATCGGGAGAATGGCTTGTACGCCCCTCGTCGCTTCAGGAGGCACTGACCCCCACCAACATCGCCGCCAAGCGATCCACCGCATTCGGTAGCGCGAACTTGCAGGCAATCCGCACAGGTAAGGCGTCCGTGTATGTGCAGCGCGCGGGAGTCAAGGTGCGCGAACTCGCGTATGTGTATGAGGTTGACGGGTTCAGGTCGCCCGACATGAACGTATTGTCCAGTCACATGCTGACGGGTGGGGTTGTCCAATTCGCATACCAGCAGGAGCCGTACTCAATCGTATGGTTCGTGCGCGCCGACGGTCAACTGATTGGGATGACTTATGAGCGTGATCAGGATGTGATCGGATGGCATCGCCACATTATCGGTGGCTCGTTCGGTAGTGGTGACGCGGTGGTTGAGTCACTGGCGGTTATCCCCACCCCATCGGGTGACGCGGACGAGGTGTGGTTGATTGTAAAGCGCACCATCAACGGTGGGACAGTTCGGTACGTTGAGTACATGACACCGAAGTTCGATGCTGACGTCACCACTGATGCTTTCTTCGTGGATTGTGGGCTGACTTACGACGGTGCGGCGACCACCACCGTGACAGGACTTGACCACCTTGAAGGTGAAGCCCTTGCGGTGTTGGCGGATGGTGCAACTCATCCCGATGTGACAGTGATCAGCGGGAGCGTGACATTGACCCGCAGCACTTCTGTTGCTCACTTCGGATTCACTTATGAGTCAAATGTCCAGACACTCAAGATAGAGGCCGGTGCCGCCGATGGTACAGCGCAAGGGAAGACCAAGCGCATCCATCGCGTCAATGTCCGGCTGTACCGTACCCTCGGTATGAAGTTCGGCCCCGACGCTGACAACCTCGATATTCTCCCGTTCAGAACCTCTGCTGATGCGATGGGTTCCCCTCCGGCACTGTTCACGGGTGACAGGAGTATTGAGTGGAATAATGGTTATGATACAGAAGGACTGATATACTTCAGACAGGATCAACCGTTACCGTTCACACTGCTCGGTATATTCCCGCAACTTGTCACACAGGACAGATAAATGACAGTCGTACCGTTTGACCGGAAACACCTGATCGACATGGTGATCCAGCAACGACAGAAGGGATTGGTTCATTTGCTGACCGATGATGTGTGTGCAGCACTGGAAGGGATGCAATCTTACACCGCGATGGATGGTGATGAGGTGCTGGCTTGTGCAGGCGCTATTGAAATGGCACCTGGTCGTGCCGTAGCATGGGCGTACTTATCGGAGGATGTCGGTAGCAGATTGACGACGGTGACAAAGGCGGTAAGGAGATTCTTGAAAATGACAACGTACCGTAGAATCGAGATGGATGTGGATTGCGAATTCAGACAAGCGCACAGATGGGCGGTGATGTTGGGGTTCGAGATGGAATGTGATCGCCGCAGGTCGTTCACTCCAGATGGGCGCGATTGTGCTCTTTATGCGATGGTGAGGTGAGTCATGGAAGCAGTTGTACCGTTCCTTCAAATTGCTGGCACAGCGATGGCGGTAATCGGCACGCTCCAGCAAGGTCAGCAGGTCAGCGCAGCAGCGGGTTATAACGCCGCAGTCGCGCGGAACAACGCCGCAGCATCGCGACAACAAGCTGCCGCGAACGCGGCATCGCAAGAACGCAAGGCGCGGTTACAGATCGGCGCAATGCGTGCTGGTTACGGCGCGTCGGGTATCAGCCTCGAAGGTTCACCGATGGACGTGATCGAGAGTTCAGCATCCATGGCAGAACTAGATCGTCAGAACATCCTGTATGGTGGTGCGATCAAGTCGCAAGGATACGAGAGTACCGCTGGTCTGGAACTCATGCGGGGTGAGAACGCTGTGACCAGCAGCTACTTCGGTGCAGGGAGTGCGCTGCTATCGGGCGGTGCGAAGATCTGGGGTGAGAACCCACCTGTGCCCACGGGCAAACTCACAAGGACTGAATAATGCCACGCATTCGTGATTATGAGCAGCAAGTCAGTGTCGGGGGAGAACTCGGAGGGCGACGTGCAACCGCAGAGGACTTGGGGTTCGGTGGTGCTGTCACAGCATTCGGTAACACGATGTCCGATACGGCGAGTTACATCAGAGCGGAAACAGATCGGCGCGAGGTGGACAACGCTCAACTGGACATGGCGCGTATGCGCAACCAGAAGACCGAGGAGTACATACAACGCCAGTCTCAACACTCCCCCGGCGACCCGACCTTTGCGGAGGGTGTCAGGGATGATGTGACAACATCACTCAACGACCTGCGTGATTCGTACTCATCGACCGCAGCGAAGAAGTACATCGACGCGCACGGTACTGTGATGACAGGTGAGTTCTTCGGGCGCGCGCTGGTGTTCCAGCGTGAAGAGTCTGTCAAGAAGACAATATCCGATCTCGAAAACAGAGTGGTGCTGGACGCGAAGACATCACTGGCCGACCCGTCGCAATACAGCATGCTGGCGAAGTCTCTACGGTTCGATGTGGAGAACGGTGTCGGTTCATACGCAGCCATCCAGAATAGTCCCCGTCGTGAGGAGTTGATCCGCGAGAAGACGCAACAACTCGCATGGGCTGCTACGATGAGTATGATCGAGAAGCCTGCGTACCGTGCGCAGTTCGGCGCAGCAATCACACCGTCGGGTGGAGACTTCAATAGCGTTTCCAAGTTCATCCTGAAGCATGAGGGTAGCGCCTACGTCGCGTCCGATGGTGCGAGTGGAGCACCTGCGAAGTTCGGCATCAATCAGGCCGCAAACCCCAATGTCGATGTGAAGAATCTCACCAAGGCGGGCGCGGTACAGATTTACAAGAACGACTACTGGAACGCAATCGGTGGGGATAATCTGTCACCCGCGATGGCGCTGGCTGCGATGAACACCGCTGTGCTATCAGGAGTGGGTACGGCGAAGCGCCTCATCTCGGAGTCCGGCGGTGACGCGAACAAACTCATCGACGCGCACGAGCAGCACCTAAAGAGACTCGCCACCGACCCGAAGTACGCGCCGTCTGAGAAGGGGTGGATGAACCGGATAGCCGACCTGCGTAGAGAAGTGTCGAATGTCAGCGTCGAGGTGGTGGTTGATAAGTCAATGATGCCGGAGGCTTACAACGACCTGTCCGATGCGCAGCAGATCGCCGTGATGAATCATCTCAAGGCTGCGGAGCGACAGGATAATGCGACCGCGAAGGCATCATTGAACCAGACCATTGCTGACCATGATGCGCATCGCGCGCTGTACGGCACAAACCCACCAAAGCCGTTGAAGCAGGTAGACTTTAAGGATGATGTGCGCGGGTGGGAGACTGAACTCGCCCGTCAGAAGGCTACCGATGTGGTGTCCGCTGCGACGAAATTACCGCTGAGTGAGGGTATTGCGATGATCGACAAGTTGAAGCCGACATCAATCGAGAGCACTGACGCGGCATTCGCACCGAAAGCGCGGGAGTATGGGGAAGCGGTGAAGCTGTTTAATGACAGATGGAATAACATCACCGAAGACCCGATTGGTGCAGCGAAGAACTCGCGGTTCAGTGTCGGGCAAAGTCCTATCACCGATATGAGTGTTGGCGACCCGTCGAAATGGGTTGAGGAACTGACAGTCCGCGTCCCACAGGGTAGGGCGGTCAACGACACACTGAAGCTCGGTCACAGTACCACCATCGCGTTGACGAAAGCGGAAGCAAGAGGTATGGGTCAGGTGTTCGACCAGATGCCAGTCGGTCAGCAGACCGCGTTGATCCAACAACTATCGGAACGGTTCAAGGGTGACCATAAAACTATCACCGGGTTCTTCAGTCAAGTAGCACCCGGTAACTCCGGCGTGGCTGCGGTGAGCACGTTGTCACTGTTGCCGGAAAGCGCAGCGCAGAATGGTGAATTGAGAAACACCACAATGGGATTCATCCTGCAAGGGATGAAGGTGATGCGACCAATCGAAGGTAAGGGTGCGACTACCGAGAAGGGTGTGCAGCGTGCGGGGATGCCATCGTCATCCGATGCGTTGAAAGTGCTTGCGAACATGAGTGCGTTCCAAGAAGAGATGTCACCGTTCTTCCAGATGTCCATCAACAACCAACTTGAGACAGTCATGGCTCACTACGTTGGTAAACAGACCGCACGCGGTGAGTCGCGGAGCTTTGATTTATCCGGCCCCAATACCTACAAGAACGTCAAAGCATTCGAGGCATCCGTGCTAACCGTGCTCGGCAAGCCCGTGGCGATTGGGTCAACGAAGGTGATGACACCGTGGGGTATGCGAGAGGATGCGTTTATTGACGGGGTGAACGCACGTTATCGCGCCGTCGCACCGGGTCGTGTGTCCGGCCTGATCCCCGTAGCCAATAACCCAGGTAATGTATATCAGGTGGTTGAGGGTGGTGTGGCGAAGCCGATCTTCATCGACATGGACAAACCCTTACCAAGTCCACAAGTGTCCGAAGGAGTGATAAAGAGATGACCGTCGGCCTACTGACACTGACTGACCAGCAGCAGCGCGATGCGTTGTCGTTCTACAGTGGGCAATTCGCGCTACCATCAGAGGAGCCTGGGTTTTTCACTGGCGCTCTCGGTGCGCCTGTTATCGGTGTCAAACACGGTATGGATGTGGCGGCATCGGCACTGGCTGAGACGGTCAGCCCGTTCATTGAGGACAACACTCCAGAGGGTGTGTCCAACTGGTTCAGAGACCAACGCGAAATCGCGTATCAGTCAATGAAGGATACCCGTGCCGATCCGCGCACGATGGGGACGCTGGCACAGATAGGGCATGCTCTCGGTACAGTGATTACAGAAGGCGCGATGGTCGCCCCTCTCGGTGTGTTCGGTGCTGCCGCCAACATCGGGTCGTTGTCAGCTTACGACAAATACGCAGAACTCGTCGATGCTGGCGTGGACAAGGATACCGCACGTAAGGCGGCAGGACTCACGGGTGTTGTGATGGGGGTTGGTGCGGCATTACCACCCTTCCTTGGTAGCACTATCGCCCGGCAGATCGCGTCCGGTGTCGGCATCAACGTGGGACTTGGGTTCGTTGAGCGCGGAGGTACAGCGAAAATACTTGAGTCGGGTGGGTACGATGAGATGGCATCGCACTACAAGATGCTCGACGGTACATCGGTAGCGATTGACGCTGTGCTCGGCGCGGTGTTCCCGCTCGGTGCGCGCATGATGCGCCGTGCCCCGATGGGGGAGCCAACTACCGCCGACATCGACCTCGCAATGACCGGCAATGAAGGTATCGCGGAACGCACGCGCGACCCGATTCTCCAGACCACCATCGAGGGGTTGGATGCCAGACTTGCCGCCGAACAGGAGGTGTCCCGTCAGATTATAGTCGAGGGTCGTTCTATTGCAGACCTGGATATACCGCGTGAGGCGGTGGAGAACACTATACCGAATCCAGAGGTAGCGCGTGTCACCTCGGAGATGGTGCGCGCGCACGATGACCTGACGTATCAGGAGATGGGTATCAGGGCGCTGGACTTGGATGATGACATCTCAACCATCGCAAAGATCTTCAACGATAGTGATGAACCAGTCGCACCCGCAGCTAGGCAACCGGAAAGAGAGATCGCACCGGAAGACTTCAACAACGACGCCGCGCGACAGGTAGCCGACAGCAACCCCGACATGAAGGTGGTGAACGATGAAGGTAATACTGTGTCGGTAAGGGAGTTGGCTGACAAAGCCGATGTAGAATTCACTCAAGCGAAGCGGGAAGCGTCACTCTACAAGGTGGCAGTGGCTTGCGCATTAGGGGTCGGAGAATGAGAGCAGAATGTATCGCGGCAGTTCGGGCGGCGGCGGAGGCAATCGGTAAACAACTGACGCTTGCTGACATCCAGGGTATCGACGCGAAGATGTACCAGAAGCAGAAGATACTCGCCAAACAGGACATCGCCGCGTGGCGCGCAATGTCGCGCAAGGAACAACTCACCAAAGCTGGTGAGTCGGTGGTGCAGGACGCCATCCACGACGCCATCAAGAAACGCGCCCGTGCGAACCTCACTATCTTGTCGCAACAGAAACGTGAGCAGACCTTCGGTAAGATGATCGCCAGCGGGATGACAAGGATGGACGCGCTGCGCCACTACACGTTCTTCAAGGCCGACGGTAAAGGTGGTGTGATGAGCATGGAGTCACACTCGAAGGCTATCACACACTCGTATCTCGGTAAAATCCAAGCACTGCGTGACCTTGAGAATCAGGGAAGCATTGGTGGGCTGGTGACGAACAAGCAGGGAATGTTGGACTACCTGAAGGAGTCCTATGGCATCGACAGCGGCAACCCGCTGGCGAAGCGGGCATGGCAGGAGGTGGATGCTGCGCGCAATCAGATGATTGACGACTTCAACAGGGTGGGCGGTGATGTTGCGAAGTTGACGAACTACCGTAACCCTCAAGGCCTTGACGCATACCGTGTGATAACCAGAGGTGGTGACGGCGGTAAGACCTTCGTTGACGATCACATGAAGCTGGTTGACAAGTCGGAATACAACAACCCTGACGGGTCGCCCATGACGGACGGTCAGTTACGAAACTTCCTGCATGAGGCGTTCGTTACTGTGTCAACCGATGGCGCCAATAAGCCGATGTCGGAAGGCGGTGGTGGTGCGAGTGCGGTAGCCAACCGCATGAGAGCGCACCGGCAGATACACTACAAGTCGCCGGAAGCCTATCTGTTTGCGATGGAGAAGTACGGGGCAGGCAACCCCTTCGATCAGACACGCAGTTCGTTTGAGGCGATGGCGCGCGACATCGCACTGGTGGAGAAGTTCGGCCCCAATGCGATCAATGAGTTCAACAAGGAGTTCAATCGTGCCACGTTGGAGATGACCAGTAAGGAAGCTAGATCGTTGTTCAATTCACCAGGAGGGTTGAGGGCGTCGTTTGAGCGGTTCAGTGGCCAGCGCACAGTGTCCAACGTGAGGATCGCAGAGATCGGCAAGACCACCCGAAGCTCAATGGTGGCGAATAAGTTAGGTATGATGTTGTTTGCACAGCTTGCCGATACTGCAACACTCGAAGCCACGGCGCGCGCGATGAACATCCCGAAGAGTGAGATATTGAAGTGGCACACGGTAATCATCACCGACCCACATCTGCGCGAAAATCTGGGAGCGCATGGTCATGGTGTAGAGATCGCGACCAATAACGTCGCCCGATTCGCAGATGACTCCAGTTCATCGGGGTTCTACGGTAAGGCGGCAACTGCTGTCACGACGATACAGGGCGCCCACGTCTGGACGAGAGGATTGCGTCAAGTCTTTAGTGCGATGATGGAGGCGAAGTACGGCGGGATGGTGTCGCGCTACACAGACATGTCGAAGTTGCACGAACGTGACAGGGCACTCCTTGAGTCAAAGGGTGTCGATGACACCGATTGGGCGATATGGCGTATGGCGAAACCGGACGACTATAAAGGGTCGAAGCTGTTGAGCGCGCGGTCGCTGGAGGACGTGTCGCTTGAAGATATTACCAAGGTGATACCAGACCGCGTGAAGGCGATACATGACCAGAGCGCAGACTTATCCGCGCGTATGACCGCACAGAACATCAAAGAGGCGGAGTGGGTCGCGTCACGCGCACAGAAGTTATCCGACTATCACACCAAGATTCAAAAGATGATTGGTGAATATGAGTCGGTCAGAGATAAACGCGAGGGGGAAGCAGCACAACAAGCCGCTGATTACATCGAATACCTCACCGCACTGCAAGAAGATGCAAACGTGAGTCACTTTCAGAGTACGACAATCGCATCAATGAAGAACTCCGACGCGATTAAAGAACTCGTCATTGGGGCGCAAGCTATTCCAGACATAGGTGATGTCAAACTGACTGGTGTTGAGATGCAGGCTGTCAGGGGGGTGAGTTCAGGATCAACGACGGGGGTCGATCTCGGTAGAGTGAGGGCATTTACGAGGGGAGCGATCAATAAGGCATCACGGAAGGTGGATAAGTATCGCACTGCCGCCGACAAGGAGATATTCGCGAAGGCTGCCGAATTTGAAAAGCGCGTCGATGTGAAGTTGAAAGACCTTACGGAATTCAACGAATCGATGATGAAGCGCGCAGAGAATCGTGCGGAGATAGTCAAGGACTGGGAATCGAAAATCGGAGATCGTATAAGTCAAGCTGCATTCGATGCGCGCCGTGACGCAGCATTGAAATTGCAAGCTATGATGGTCGAAGAGACACACATGGCCGTGCTCCAACCGAGTGAGTTGCAGGGCTTCGACTACGCGCGCGGCACGGTGGTCGGTGAGATCGGTGCGCTGATACTCCAGTTCAAGTCGTTCCCGTGGGCATTGTTCCGGCAACATTTCATCGACCGCGCCAACTTCAAAGCTGCCGGATATAACCCAACAGCATACCGTGCGAGGCTACTGGTGACGAGCACGATACTCGGCGGTGCTGCGCTGATACTCAACGATCTCGCGTCAGGTAAAGACCCGCGTGAAGTGTTCGGTGATGACCCGGAGAAGACCAAAAAGTTCGCAATGCAGGCGATGCTGAAAGGTGGCGGTCTTCCGGTGATGGGTGACATATTGGAACTTGGTTACGGTAGCGTGGAGAACCCTTACCAAACCAAGACATCCGTTCTCGGCCCTGCGCTAGGGTTCACCGTAGGCACTGTTGTCCCGACAATGGGTACAGGGTTGAAGGCGATGTACACCGGAGATGATAAAGACCTTGAAGACTTCACCAAGAATGCATATGATTCGGTGCGCGGTGTAACACCCGGTCAGAACTTATGGTTCCTCAAAGGCTTCCTGCATAACGTAATGCTGAAAGACCTGCAAGAAACAGCGAATCCCGGGTACACCGAACGCGCCAGGCAGCGTGCGGAGAAGAACTACGGAACGGGATACTGGATGGGTATGGATGAGGAAACAAGACCGCCGGACTTGAGCAACATATCAGGACAATAAGGAGTACGACATGACAGTATCGAGCCAGACGTCACGCAATGAGTTCAATGGTAACGGAACGACCGATACCTTCGCGTACACCTTCCGCATCCTGGATGAAGACCATATCGCCGTGTACGTTGATGGTGCGATCAAGACTATCACCACTCACTACACGGTGACCGGTGTAGGTGATAGCGGTGGCGGCAGCGTCGTGTTTGTTACACCACCACCAGTGGGGATAGCGAATGTGGTGATGGTGCGCAGTGTGCCGATGACACAGGAAACGGACTATGTTGAGAACGACCCGTTTCATGCTAAGACGCATGAAGATGCGCTCGACAAGTTGACAATGATCGTTCAACAGCAGCAAGAACAGATCGACCGCACACCAGCGTTCGCAATCACCTCGACTAGCGAAGACATCACGTTCCCCGAGCCATCCGCTACCGATGTAATCGGGTGGAATGCTGCGGGTACAGCCCTTGAGAACAAAACCCTCGTGTCCATCAGTGCCGCTGACCTGTCAACCTTGCAACCCATAGATGCCACCCTAACCTCACTCTCCGCCCTCGGCACGGCGGGAGACAAGATCGCCTACACCACTGGCGTAGACACGTGGGCGGAAACCCCGCTGACCGCAGCGGCGAGGACTGTCCTCGATGATACGACTGTAGCCGCGATGCTGGCTACGCTGGGCGGTGCCGCACTTGCCGCCAACACTTTCACCGGCCTGCAAGTATGGAAAACAGGTGCGAACATCGCCTCCGCAACCACTGTTGACCTAACTACCGCCACTGGAAACTTGACACACATCACCGGAACAACTCCGACAACTGGTGTGACGATGGCATCAGGACAATGGATGCGATGTATTGCCGATGCTGCTTGGCCGCTTACTTACCATGCAACCAATCTGCGCGTAAATGGGGGAGTCAGCTATACATGTACAGCGGGTGACACGATTGACTTCTTTTATGATGGTACAACACTGTTTGCCAATGTGACAAAGAAGGATGGGACGGCGGTGGTAACAGGTGGTAGTCTAATGCCAGTTAGTCAAACCGTGCTTAGTGGTCTGTCCACCACCGGAATACCTGCTGCATTGGTGATTGGTACAGGATTAGCAGTTAATCTAGCCGCTACAGCTACTCCGTTAATAATGAACGGAGCGAATGGTTTTAATGTTTCTGGGGAAGTAAATCAACTTGAGGTTATTAGTGCGGACGCTACTGGAATCGTTACTTTACCAGCAAGTAACACATCGTACATCTATCGTATTTTGGGTACATCATGGGCATCCACAACACTTGCTCCTATATATCAAGCAAGTGGTACGCCAGCAGTTACAAATGGTCAGTACACATATAACTGGCTGGAAAAAAAGGGTTACCTTGGGAATGGTACGACCGCACCTCAAGTAATTGCAGTATTTGTTGGGGAGGCTGTTACGAGTGGTGTTGCCGTCACGAGCGTTACAACCTACGCATATCAAGGGGATTACGACTCAGGACTGGTAGCCACATTGCCTGGATTAAGCACGTCAGTCTCTTTTAATCATAATGTAGGTACAAAGTTCGTAACTGTTATACCCTATCTAGAATGTATTTCTACAGACCTCAGTTATGCAGTTGGTGATAGGGTCACGATCTGGGCGTCAGGTAATGGTACTTGGGCAGCGCCCCCATCCCCCAACTGGGATAGATTAACTGCTGGATTCCAGACATGTAGTGCTGCTGCATTTATCATGATGCCAAAAACCGGAGGCGCGCAAACAAACCCAACTGCCACAAAATGGAAATATGGGTGTGTAGTAACAAGGAGGAGAATGTAAAATGAAATTATTTAAAACTCCGCAGGGTGATATTTACACTGGACAAAAGCGGGTTGGTGATACTGAACTGACTGCACAGGAAGCCGCAGCATTAGAATCATCACGTGAACCAGCGTGGGTTGCTACACGTCGAAATGAATACATACTTCTCGATGCTATGAAAGCCAGAATTGAAAACGAGGCGGAGTATGATGGCACTGTTGCTGACCTTGCTCCATGGCGTGAAGCAGTAAGGGCAATGAAACTGGCCATACCTAAAAGAGGCTAGATTTATGGATGACAAAGAAGAGCGTAGGCAGCCACTTACCAATGATGATGTTGATCGCATTGCTGATGCCGTTGCAAAGAAAACACGGCAAGCATTTCACATTGAGGAAGAGATTCATTACAATGCGCACAAACGTTTGGACAAGTTGTTGGATGCATATGATCGTGCAGCGAATGCATTTATCAAAATATTTTTAGGTTTGGTAATAGTTGGTTTAATAGTAATAGCTGGTTTTAGTGTAAAGGGGTGGAAATAAGACGGTAGTTTAATTCTGAAACAATCATGAGCGCACATTTCACACTACATGAAGCTACGTTTTCATCCCGCGCTGTTCGGGCTGGCGTCGACAACAAACCTGACGAGGTGCAGACGATGAATATCATCGAAGCTATGGAGTGCATGGAGCAAGTTCGAGCGTTACTCGGGCATCCGGTGCATATAGATTCTTGGTACAGGTCAAGCGCGTTGAATAACCTCATCGGCGGGTCAAACTCACCACGAGGTCATTCCAGCGGGTGGTGTATCGACTTCATTTGCCCTGCGTTCGGCACTCCGAAACAAGTGTGTAATGCAATTGTTGAGTCAGGTATCAAGTTCGACCAGTTGATCTACGAAGGGTCGTGGACACATATTTCATTTCATCCTGCTATGCGGCGTGAAATATTGACTGCGCACTTTAACGCTGGCAGGAAAACCACTTACACGGAAGGATTGTAATGTTACCGATTCTAGGACTTGTCGCACAATTCGCCCCTGAATTTGTCGGGCTGTTTTTAAAATCAGAATCAACGGCTAAAGTTGTAACAGCGGCCACCGGCATAATTGAAACCTTGACGGGTAAATCAGGGCAAGATGGCATCGACACCATAGTCGGAAGCCCTGAGCTTCAAGTTGAGTTCCGCAAGGCTTTAATGGCTGATAAACACGTTGACGAACAAATGAGATATGCAGATCGTGCTAACGCGCGGGACATGTATAAGCACTATCACGAGATGCAAGATAACGTGGCTATGGTAATTATGCAGCGGAATTTATGGTACGTTGCCGGGTTGGTAGCGGTGAATGTTGTAATAATTGTATTCACTCCGCAGGAATACATGGCGGCTGTAGCGGGTGCATCTAACTTAATCGGCATGGTGGTAAATTCGCTGTTAAAAGAACGCCAGGACGTTGTAGGCTTCAGCTTCGGCAGCTCAACAGGTTCAAAGCTGAAGGATAAGTAATCACTCCGCTCCACCGAATATGAGTATCGCTGCGAGTAAAGTAGGCGGCCTATTACATGTTAGCCACCAGCAAGTTGCCTCCCGATTTCCTTCATTCGCTCCAGTTGTCGAGTAAGTTCTTGCACTTGCTTGCTCAATGCTTCAATCGCCTTGGATTCGTCAGTGCAAACCAATCTTATCCATGTCATTCCATCCCTGTCTTTAGGCCAAAGATGCTGCGTTTTAATGTCAGCTTCAAAACCATCAGGCGTTGCATTTTTAATGGCAACGTCGTAAGCGATTTCATAGTCTGAATCCCCGCTTGGACACATGGCAAACCCCCCTGAGGATGGAAGGTTTACTCTTGCAATATATTCAACTCTTGCTGTTGTCATGTTTTCCTCCGTAGTAAAAATGGTGGCTAACTCATCGTTATGCCCCATAGGGCGCTCCAAGCTTTTCAGCCGCAGCGTCGATTCTGCGAAGGTGCGTGTGCTGCTTTTTCTTCAGGGTCGCTACCACGCTCGCTGCGCCGGTCACGCGCTCAAGGATGCCGATGGCCACTTCCGTCAATTCAATGTCACGGTGCGCTGCCGAATAATCGTTCAGGTGCTTCCGCTTCGTCTTTGCGTCCATGCTGTTCTCCGTAGGTTCTCCGGGCATAACCCGTCGTTCAACTTTCGCTCCGCTGCGCTCAACCGAATATGAGTATCGCTGTGCAAACAATAATGGTGGCGGAGGAAAACATTATGAGCAGGAGGCAGATGCGTCCGCTCCAAGTCATTTCTATTCCGTTGCAGATTTCTGGTAATTCTTTTTTTCATTTCAGTTTCTCCCTGTTAAAGTAGGCGGCCTATTACACGTCAGAGCGCAAGTGCGCAGTACACCGTACAATCAATTGCCCTTCCGCCGTTGTGCTGATCACTGGCATTTCTTCAAACGCCATGTGGCTGCAATCTGCATTAATCCATACACACGTCGCGCACATCACGCCCTTTGGCTGGTAGCGTTCGCGCTCTAACTTTACACTCAATCGGAGCGCGTTCAGCTTGGTTTCTTCGATCATAGTTTTTCCTCGCGCCCGCTCAACTCTACGTTGGGCCGCTCACCGCCAAATGGCGAGTATTCCCAAAAACCCGCCCCATTTTCATCAATCAGCGAATTAATGCATTCCTTGTGCATCTTGTTTACGAAGCCTTTCCCATCATCAACGCTCATCCATCTCACATATTTTTCACCGATCACTATTTCCTCACCGCAGTTCGTGCATTGGTGTACCTTTTTTGCAGTCCGCATTTCGCTTGGTGTGCAGTACATTATATTTCCTCCAATCGCGCCATTTAAGCTAATCCGCTATAAGTCACCGTGTACCACGGATACCCGCACGAGTTATCCATGCTGATTGCTCCAGTTTTTCCCAGCCGCTCTACCAACTTTGCTCGCCTCATACTTTCCGTTATCCAAAAAATACTTACCCGTTCATGTGTTTTCAAAGTCTCAATGTCGCGCTCGTCAGCCGTCATTCGGCGCTTTGTCGCGCGTTGTGCAGCGATTCTTTTTAGTTGTGATTTACTCACTTCATACTACCTTTCTGCGCGTCGGCGTGTTTTGTTTCCTCTTCATGGTTATCCATTTTGCTTATCTCCGTTCGTTGCCTCAGCGGCAGCGCCGCCGTTTACTTATACATTCGGCGTCAAAGTGACGGTTCGTGTTTCTGTCGCTTCCAGTCGCTCGGCGTCTTGCAGTTGCTCGTCCTGTCGCAATTGCAGTGGCAGTAGTGCGTGAAACACCGTCGCCAGTTGCAAGTCATCAACCCATTCCGCGCGTCGGTGCGTACCTGTGTGTGTCGTGTACTCGGAGTACCGCAGGTACTTTCCGTTCTTCTTAAAAACCCTTCCCATGTTCTGCTCCTGAAAATTCGGTTCTGGTGGGACGGCGTCGGTTAATTACACGTTCGCTTCGTTTTGTACCTTGGGATAAAACTCCCACAGCATCCTTTTTGATCAACTATCCTGAAAACTGTAATTTTAGATTTAACATCGCGCCTTTGAAATGTAGTGCGTATATTCCGTTTCATTACCTCTTTGTAGCGGTATGCCATTTCAATCACCTTTCGCAGAGCCTAACCTCATCAGTGAATCAACCGTTGCGTCAATCGTGGTCGACCAGTCATGGTTTTCCGGGACGTTCATGCGCGCCTCTGCTTCCACGTCGGCGGATATCCAATTCGATCCGCTATCATGGAGCCAGCGGTATCGTGCGGCATCAATTCTCAGCCGTTCAATTTCGCGATTGGCTTCTCGTAGCATGTCGCCCTCTCTACTGTTCGGCCATGCATATGTTCCGTCTGTTTGCGCGTAGACATGATGCACCGCTTGTTGGAATGCGCTACCCAATCCGTCGTTCGCTCCGGCTTCGCCTGCGCGTTGTGCAGCGATTCTTTCTAGTTGTGATTTACTCACTTCATACTACCTTTCTGCGCATCGCTGGTTAATTTTTCGCTATCGGGCTTTTCTCTTTCCTTATTTTGCAGCCAGTATTGTTATCGCTGGATGCTCTTCAATTATCGCTATCACAGTTTGCTCTTGGTCATTTCGCATCCACTCAATCGCGTCCCATACCTCCGTTATTGTCTCGGCGGCGTATCTGTGATCCATGCGCTGTATCTCTGTAGAACGTATCCCTGTTCCTGGGGTAACAGTTGTTTCACCATCGCGCTCCGTTACTACTCTGAAAATCTTCATCATTCATCTCCTTTTGAAAGTTGTCGCACACCCTACGCTCCACCGAATATGAGTATCGCTGCGAGTAAAATAGGCGGTCAACTTTCGTTCCGTCCTTCGGCTATTTTCCTTACTTGTGGTTAATTCTCGTTGCACGGTTAGTTGTCTATCACACGTCGGGCATCACCGGATACGCCACGTTCAATGCGTCCCGCAGCTTTGCCAAATTTTCCACACCCCACACGCAAACACTTTCCGCTGGCTGATATGTATGTTCGCTTGCATCCGCCGGAGATACAATCGTCATTAAGTTTTTCTCCGTGTTCAGCCTTGCAATACACCACCCCAAATCTATTGCGGTTATCATCATTCGTCTCCTTGTTAAAAGTTATGTCCAACCCTTCTCTGCTGCTACTTGCCACTACCATACCGAGCATCATTGCCGCCTTTTTACTTCTTGCGCGTTCCTGCGGTGTTCGTGCGGCTTCTCTAGCAGATATTGCAGCTAGCCGTTTACGTTCAGCTTCGGCGCGTTTAGCTTCGCCCTCCGCCTTGCGTTGTTCAAATGTCCCACGTTGTTTAGCTTGCCCCATGTTCACCCCTTACTTTACGTTCGAGTGGCAGGCGAGGAGGGTTCTGAATGTCGCTAACCCACGTCCTGAGTGGGAAATTCTTCTCCCTGCCACGGAATCCTTTTTGTCCCAGTTGTTGACACACCTCCTCGGCTCGCTTTTTTGTTTCGTGTCGGTCAACGCTGATATTTCCGAATACCCCGTCGTACCCATTGAGGTGCGCAGCAGATTCCCAGAGCGCATTCGATTGCCACGGCTTCGCACAAGTCTGGTCACCATCAGGGAGTCCAATTGCCGTCATTAAATCCATCGTCTTTCCTTTCTTCGGTCATCGTGCCGCCCAACCCGGCAGTCTATTACATGTCATACATTCATGAAACACAGCCAGTGGGTCTTTGCCGCTTTCCCTGACGGATGCCCAAAGAGCGGCTTCCGTTCGGCGAGTTTCAGCACCTCGCTGGTCTTAATCTGATCTTCGTTCCACTTGAAAATCAAGATGCCGTCTTTTTGCAAAACCCGAAAGCACTCCCTGAACCCGGCGCGCAAATCTTCTTGCCATGTTTTCGAGAGTCCGCCGTACTTTTTGAACATCCAGCTTTTCTCGCCGACGTGCTTGAGGTGCGGCGGGTCAAAAACCACCAGCTTAAATTTCCCGTCCTCAAATGGCATGTTCCGAAAATCTAGCGGCATATCCGGCTTAATTTTCAACTGTCGCCCATCGCAAAGCGTGTGTTCCTCGTCGCGTATGTCCCCGAAAAGTACATCAGGATTTTCACGGTCAAACCAGAACATTTTACTCCCGCAGCACGGGTCAAGTATCTTTTTGTTTTGCATCTCCGCTCCAAGTTAAACCACCCAACCCGGCGGTCTATTGCATATTAGAGGACTCACCTAATTTTTTTAATACGCTCCAAAGTTCCATGCCAAACACCGCTGTTACTTGGCTTGCTTTATTTAGCGTTGGATTATGTAGCCCACGCTCAATATCCCATGCGTAGCTTTTCGTTATCCCGGCTTTGTCGGCAACCTCTTGCAAAGTCAACCCGTGGTATGCCCTTGTTTGTTTTAGCCAGTCGCCAAATGTCATTGTTATTTCTCCGTTGCTGTCGCCGGAATAATCCGGCAGTCTAATAGTCCCGCTGGAATCACTGCATGACCCCGAAAGTGATTCCAGCGCCAACCATCAAGCCGAGTATGAAAAACACAACCATCGTTTCGTTTCCTGTCAAAACTGTAGTGTTGTCAAGCCAGTGACTAAATACTCTCCCGTTCTCGTCTACTCTGTATTGCTTTATAACTTTCATACCATTCTACCCATCAGTTCACCAAGTTCACGATCCCCACGCATCTTGTTGTAACGCACGAACAGGCGCTTCGCAATCACAGGACGGCGCTTCGTAAGCATCTCATATTCGAGCATATCCTTCACCTGTTCTTCACTGAAAGTGTTTAGTGCTTTATTCAACACATGCCAGTTACCCATCACCATCGTCATCACAGCATCCATTTCATTCCCCACTCATTAAGTTGGGCACCGCAGTATGCGCCCTGAATATCACGATCATACTGTCGTGCTTCCCTTTATTATCTGTGACGTAAATTCCCTTGCTGTTTATCCCCGCAAAGTTCACTCGCCCTTTCAAAAATCGTATCTCCGCGTTCGGGAGTATCACTTCGTGGAAGTCTTTTGTGCCCGTTGCCGCCGGTATTAAAAGCACGCTCGTTTTACCTTTCAGCCATTCTTCGTATGCCTTGCGCACAAATCTCGGCTTGTCGCGGCGGTTATATGGAGGGTTCACAAAATTGCAAGACCCCCATTCCGTTGCCAGTCCGTCAAAACCAGCGTGTAGTGGGCACGGATCGAAGTTGAAGTGAAACTCCGCATCAAGTTTGTCATACAGCCATTTTGGCGTAACCCAATGGTCGTTTGCCGTGCTACCGTCCCTGTTCTTCATTTCTATATCTCCGTTGAAGGCGGTGCCCAACCCGCCGCTCCAGTGGGAAGCCCGCCAGCTTCGTTGTCGGTCTTCCCTGAGCTATGTTCGATGGCACATTGTAATTCACCTGTATCACACTTGTCAAGCACCTTTTGATTCACGATATGATTTAATTGCGCGACGGAGGTCTGTCTGCGTAGTGGCCTTGTCCTCAAGCGCGATGGATTGAGCCTGATCGAGTGTGTCGAGTGTGAGGATGCGATGGCACACGACGGGGACACCTTGCCCCTGCCTGCGGATACGGGCGATGAATTGTTCGTACAAGTCAAGGCTCCATGTCAGCCCGAACCATACGATGATGTTACCCGTCTTCTGTAATCCATCGACACCATGACCCATGCTGGCGGGATGCCCTATCATCAGAGCACACTCACCGTTCTGCCAGCGCCACATCGCGTTGTTCAATGACGCCTCGGACTTGCATTCGGTCAGGTTGATCGGGCTCAGGTCGGCAAACCGCTTCATTATTCTCTCAGCGTCAGACCTGTAGGCGTAGCTGCACAACACCGGATTACCACCAGCCTCTTCGAGAATATCCTCAAGCGCGTCGAGCTTGAGATCATGAATTGCCTCCCACATCGGCATCCCCGCGACGGGGTACATCGCACCCTGGGAGAACTGGAGGCACTTGTTAGTGAGTGATGCCTGGTTGAACATCTCAACCTCCGTGCCGCTGTCCAACATCAGAAAAAACTCGCGCTCCATTGCGTCGTACTTGGTGCGTAGATCGGAGGTGAGTTCGATGGGTACATCGTTCACGATGATGTCAGGTAACGGGTTGTAATCTTCGGCTGACATCTCAAGGGTGATGTCACCGATGAGGTGCTTGATCGTCGATTCAGTGTCATCAAAAGGGACTTCCTTGTACGGACCATCTTTCCGATAGAATCGTGTCCTAAACGCGGTCTTGCTTGTACCGAGACGCTGACCTTCGTCGAGTACAAGGAACTGACCATGTAAATCCTTGTAGCCGTTTGATGCGGGTGTACCTGTCAATCCAGTGCGCCAAACCAGGTGAGGTATTATTTTTTTAACGGCCTTGACGCGCTCGGTCGCGCTGTTCTTACACTTACTGATTTCATCCCATACGATACCGTTGAATGGGAGAGGTCGATCCTTACTGATGTAATAGGTCTGTAGTGTTTCACTTAACCACTTCAAATTCTCATAGTTGATGAGGTACACATCAGCCTCGCGCATCAGGGCGCGGGTACGCTGGTCGCGTGTGCCTGTCACCATATTGAACCGCAGCCTACTGGTGTGTGACCACTTTGCAGCCTCTTGTCGCCACACCAGCCGACACACGCGGATCGGTGCCACGATCACCACGGCGTTCAAGAAGCCACTGCGGATAAGATACTCGATGCTGGTGAGCGTGACGACCGTCTTACCGAGACCCATGTCCAACCAGAGCGCGGACGCCTGGTGGGTGCACTGATGGTTGACGGCCTTCTGCTGGTAAGGGTGGAGGTCAGAGGGGGTTCTCATGCCCGCGCCACTTCATTACAAGAATGCATCCACAACCCCCTTCCCCACATCAAACGAATCGACCACAAACACCGACACCCCTTGCGCACGCAGTCGCTCATGTTCACGCTGCTGTCCCGGTGTCGGCTTCTTGCCGAGTTGTTTGAATTCGACGAATACCACATTACCGAGTGGTGAGATGAGGATGCCGTCGGGTACGAATGTATGACCAGGACTGGTGAACTTGTAAGCCAACCAACCCTTTGACCTTGCGTAGTCCTTGACTTTCTTTTCTATATCACGCTCAAGCATAACTTCTCCACCTCATCCACATAATAATCGTAGTCAATCGGCAGCACGGCATCCTTGATGTCGTTGCACACGCATACTGACCAGCCGGACACAACACCGATCCTGCGCCACTCAGTCTTACCTTTGAGAGGAGGCATCAGTTTGCACAGTGACCCGCCACCCTTCGCCACATAGTATCGGGTGGTGTTCTGAATCACGGTGTCAACATCATCCTCGACGTAGAGCAGCTTGCTGCTGCGCGGCACTTTGACGCGACACATGAAATCCATCTGGTCATCCCACCCTTCAATTGTTGCGCGGATGGGTGCGCCATCCAGTAACACCTTTTCCGCGACCTTCGGGATGACCAGTGATGAGGCGTTCTGATGCCATTCAAGGTCATATTCGTAACGACCCTTGCGCTTCACACCACCATCTTCCTTGACGGCGATGTAACTGTTGACATCCGCGATCACCATGCGGGTGTAGCGCGTCTCCTCCAGTTGAAGGTTAGTGAGATTCTCCCAATTCTCTCGAACTGCCTCAACGTGAGGTAGGTGTTCACGCTTTACCCTCACAGTGAGACCGTCAGTGTTGACCTGTAATATTCGCAGACCCTCCACCCGCATCAACCATTCCGCAAGTAGACACAACAGCAATTGACCATTGAGCGTGATGGACATGGTGAACAGCGGGTCATAGAACACACTGAACTTGTTGTTGCTGTCACCGTACACACCATTCAATGCCAACTTAAGCATGGCGTTCTCCGCGCTACCTTTCTTGAAGCTGACGCGCTGTTCCTTGAGTGTTTCATAGATGGAGCAGAAGGTGTCGGTCAGATGTTCTGGTTTGAACCTGTTGACGATGGCCAGTGATGGATAGTAGCTGGTCACGTCCAGGTCAATGATGGCGAACTCATCACTCGCGTCAACGTTTTCATTGGTCACGCTACCATGAATACCACCGAGTCCGAACACGAAGTCGAATCCATTGACATGTGCTACCACACCATTGAACACACCCTTCGTCTCGGTAATGGTCTGACTTTTCAGCCAGTTCAGGATGCGTGTGAACTCCGGCTGCTCGAACTGTATCCACGGTAGGATCGCGTCCTTGAGCGCGATGGTCGGGCGAGGGGTTTGCCTGGGTGTGCGACCATTAGTGCCGTAGTAGTAACACTGCACCCCGGCTTCCTCCAACCGCATAATGAAATAATCCTTACCGATCTTCGTGTCATTATGATTCATGAAATCACGATTGTACTTACGGGTCAGTTCTTCTCTGAACCGGATCATGTCGGCACTCTCGTGATAGAACATTTTGGTCGCGGTCACATCATAAGCGTTGTACTTCCTAAGTATTTGTATCTGCTCACGATTGAGTGTGCTGCCGACAGGGAAAGGGAGACCAACCACTCTGTCCATCCTCATGATGAACTCCACCTCCTTCAACCCGGTGAAGCGTGCCTTGTTGTCGAAGTGGTGGATGAGGGACAGATCGAGTTGGTCACACCGGCGGTCTGATGGATAGACCCTGTGCTGCCACCTATTGTCGTCCTGTGACCCGACGATAACCATCGCCTTACTGTGCAGCGTGGTAGCGTCAACCTTATCCATCAGCATGACTGTGTGTATCACAGGGTGACCAAGGCCGACGTCTTTGTCCTGTGTCCCGATGATAGCCATCGCCTTACTGTACAGCGTGGCAGCGTCACCCTTACCCATCAGCATGAGTGTGTGCAGCACAGGGTAATCGAATTCGATGTTCTTGAACCCGACCATCCGACCGTGTTGTGACTTAATCCACCTGACCCAGTCAATCAGATCGCGCGAATCATCACGGTAATCACTGATCTCGAACGACCACCGGATAGGGTAGTCAGCGTGCTCGGCGGCCAGGGTGAAGCAGTTGGGGTAGGTTTCAATGTCGTAGATTATGTTCACAATTTCACGACGATCTCAAAACTGGCATATGGTAGGAGTATCGATAGATGCTTCATCACCATCTCAGCCGATGCCTTAACGTCAGTTTTGAACATACCCTTCACCCGACGGGGTGAGAACACAGGGGAACCCTTGATACACCATTTGTAAAAACCACGACCGTCTTTTTCTTGAATGTAGTACATCGCCATCTCCTTTTCGTTATTTATCGGAACGTCACCGCTGGTTCAATCATCGTCCCCTACAGGTTCACTCCGCTTGCTACAGCAGCGATGACGTTTCGATAAACGCCGGACTGTTACGTTCCCGCTCCGGCGACAGGTGTGATGTGGTGACAACCCGAATTCAGATTAAAGGTAGGTTGTCACACGGGGCGAGCGAATCTGACGTAACACCATCACCGCACCCTTTTATGGGTAACCCTTGTTTACGACATGAACGGCGGCATTGGCATTGATGCAGCGGGTGCTGCGGCGGCGGGTTGCTGCTGGACAGCACCGAACACACCTGTCACATCAATCGTACCCTCACCGAACGGCTCACCATCCTTGCAGAACTGGACGGCAACCAGGTCACAGCGGACACCACGACCGTGCCTATTGTCCTGTAGCCACGGACTCAAAGCAGCGTTGACGAAGCAGCCACCGTACAGCTTGCGAGCAATTGATTGACACGCCATCGTATTGACCGGATCGACAGGTGAGCCGTTGTCCGTAATCATTTGAGGCAACACGTCCTTGCTGGCGGTGAGGTACACCATGCCAGCGTAACTGCTGTAAGGTTGGAAGGTCTTTTTATCGATCTTCTCGGTACCGGAACCATAACAGCGCAGCTTACGATCGTTCTGGATAACCTGCATGACGCTTTGAGCGTGTTCTGCCCACTTCGTCTGTACCAGAGATGCGTATTGCTGCATGAACTGCTTGAAGCCTGGGTGATCGGGAGGCATGATGAAGTCGGCGCTGTATTTTTTAATACCCCCCTCGGTTGCAGCGTGAGGTTCGACCAGGTGAGGGAAAGACAGGCGAACATTGGACAGATAGATGATTTCAGACATTTCAGATACTCCTTAAATTAAGAAAGCCAAGAGGGGAGCGTCGGCGCAAACATACCGGCGACACTCATTGTAACAGCAGGGCGGGAATCAGAGTCACTGACGATGATGATCTTACCGTCACTCTTCTTGATGTACTCGCCCCGCAGTGTTGCCAACTGCCGTTCAGACAATTGTTTCTCAGTACCGTCACGCTTCTTCCACCTCACTTCCTCCGCTTGTGCGGGGGTAATAACACTCGTTGACCATATGGTGTCCTTCGGCAGACCCATTTTCTTCAACACTTCAGCGGTCTTGACGGCATCGAACGCCCACGCCCTGCTACCACGACCGCGTACAGCCTTGAGACCATCGACAGGATGGCCAGACTCAAAGCGCATCAACGCTTTGGCTTCCACACCTTCCAACATCTGACGGATCAGTGGCGCGGATTCCAGGATCTCACGAATCTGGTCGTCACTCATCGTGTCCGGATCCTTGTCGGCGGCTTGCTTCGCCACAACCAGGTTCTCGAAAGTGATACCGCTGGAGGTTATCTTATGATTGACTTGCGCGGCACACTTACCATCGGCACGGCAATACCTACACTGAATATCGCCGGGAACCAGTGGTGCATCGGGTGCAAGTGCCGCCGTTGCTTCCGCGATTAACTGGTCACGCTTACCGATGAAGTCGGATATCAAGTAAGTGTGCGAACTGATACCTGACATACCTTTGAGGCGCAACTTCGGTTGGATGATGGTCAGCGTGACGGTAGCGAAGTCAACACCCCGTTCAGCGAGGACACCGAACCCATACTGCTCAAGCTGCGGGTTGTCCTTCGCGTCCACGGGGTTCATCCCGTCTTTGTAGTCGATGATCTCGATGCCAGTGTGAGCGATGATCTGCACGTCCACTTTACCATCGAGATCGGCGATACCTATCATCGGTTCAGGATTGACCCGCTGTTCGGATATGATGAAGGGATCACCTCTCCTGATGTAGTCCAGCGCGAATTGCACCCGCTCGGCACGCTCGGCATCCACCTCAAATACACCATCGTCATCATTCATCAATATACCGATGAAGTGCGCTGCGGTGTTGTTCGTGGTCAGACAAGCCTCAAGTAGCGTGTGCGAATGTGTGCCGTCGATTGCCGCAGCACTACTCGGACGCTCAGGGTACTTCTCCCCCTCACGCACGCTGCCGGGGCACTTACCCCAACGGTGGCGTGCTGACGGTGACAGCTTCGAGTGGGTTGTCATTTTAGTGCCTCGATCCCCGCATAAAGTGCGCCGTATGACTCAGGTTTGACGTCGTTGATGTTCTGATAACCAATCCCGGACAGCACATCCTGAATCTTCGCACCCTTCTCCGGCCCCATTTCCTTGTAAGTGTTCATCACATACCCAATGAGACCTTTCGCGTCAGTGAATGGTGTATTACCAGTCATCACAGGTGCAGGCGCACCGACCACTGGCGGTAATGGAGCAGGGTTCGCTAGGGGCGCAGAAGCTGGAACAGGTGGCACCAAAGGGGCAGCCACCTCCACGACAGCAGGTATTACGGGTGCGGGTTGCGCTGCCGCAACTACTGGCGTAGCATAACTCTCCCGCGACTCCATAACCTTCGCAATGGACTCCAGCGACTTTGCGATACTTGCCAGATTGTTTTCGATACTCATTTGTAAATCTCCTTCATTGGTGGTGGGGTAATGGATACACGGTCTTGAGTAAACGCCTCGACCAGTTCACGTAATACGGCAGACGTACCGCCGTGCTTTTGGGATGACTTGACGAAACTAGACCTCACAGCAGGCGTCACCCGTACCACAAGCTGTTTGTCTTTTCGGTTGTTGATTGCCACTTTTTCCTCCTAGTTGATGTAACGGTTGCAAATGTATTCGATGTGTGGGACACTTGTCAAGCGGTTTAGTGAATAAAAAGGAGTAATGTGAATGAAAGTCTTGATTGCGTGTGAATACAGTGGCGTATCCAGGAGAGCGTTTGAACAACTTGGACATGATGTCTGGTCGGCGGATTTTGAACCAGCCGAAGATGGTGCGGTGAACCATTATCGAGGTGACTGCTTCGACTTGATAGATAATCACCACTTTGACTTAATGATCGCACATCCACCTTGTACTTACCTTAGTGTAAGCGGAATGCACTGGACGAAACGCGGGATACGCGACCCGCAATTGACCGAGAATGCGCTGGAATTTGTGCGCATGCTGATGAACGCACCAATTGATCGCATTGCAATTGAAAATCCGGTGAGTGTGATTTCAAGTCGCATTCGTAAACCAGATCAGATTATTCAGCCGTGGTATTTCGGAGATAATGCCAGCAAAAAAACATGTCTGTGGTTAAAAGGATTACCAACACTTGAGTTCAATATAACTGATGTTATATCCCCGAAAGGTTGGAGTAAAGTGATGTCGGCGGCTGATATGTTAGAATGCGAGTGTTGCGGTGAACCATTCTGCCCGGAATGCAATACTCATTATGCAGATTGTGAATGTATTGGTCCAACAGAAGACGATGTAATAATAAAAAATATCAGTGGGGTGTTATTCGGAACCAGAATTAACCCACCACTAAAACCAGTTTGGGGAAATCAAACCCCAAGCGGTCAAAACAAACTCGGCCCATCCTCCAACAGATGGAAAGAACGGTCAAGGACGTATCCGGGAATTGCATCAGCGTTTGCAAATCAATGGGGGTCGCTATGAACACACAACCCGTATCCGCCCTCCCTGTGAGCTATGATGCATACATTAGGCACGGGTGGGCACTTGTACCCATCCCGACAGGAACCAAAGGTCCACGACAACCAGGATGGAATAAAAAAGAAAACTGTCTTGTCAGTAGCGCGTCGATACCCGACGGTTACGGTGTCGGACTCGCTCATGCGTACAGTGGTACGATGTCGCTGGACATCGACGAGTGGGGCACCGCTGAAGTGTTACTGTCGGAGCACGGCATCAACCTTGTCAATCTCATGGACGCACCGGACGCTGTGACCATCGAAAGCGGCGTCAGTGGTCACGGGAAGTTGATTTACACGATGCCGCTCGGACTGACGCTACCCTCCAAGAAGATCAGCGCCAACCGCAAGGTATCCTATGAGTTGCGCTGTGCCACCAGCAACGGACTCACTGTGCAGGACGTACTGCCACCCTCGATCCATCCGGTCACGCAACAACCCTACCAGTGGGGTGGGCGCGGTAACTGGCAACGTCTTCCCACCATCCCCCACGACCTGCTGATGATGTGGTACTCCATCATCGAGCGTGATAACAGCAAAGTTATCACCGAGAAGGGTGAGATCGACACCTCATGGGCGGACATCCGCTCCGCGCTGTACACCGTCCCACCCGACATCGGGCGCGACGAGTGGGTGCAGATCGGCATGGCGCTGCACCACGCTGGTATCACCACGGAGCAACCCGACCAGGCGCAAACGTTGTGGGATGAGTGGAGCAGCACCGGGCAGAAGTACAAAGGGCAACAGGACACCACGACACAGTGGCGCAGCTTCAAGCCGGGCGAGGTTAAGCTCGGCACCCTGTTCCACCTTGCCGCCGACCACGGATGGCGCCGCCCTGCACCGGACGTGACCGACCTGTTCAGCGCGGTCAAACCGAGTGCCCCGTTGTCTATCATCGACGGGTTGCGCGCGCCTGTACCGCGCATGGACATGACACTATGGCCGGAGGTGCTGGCGACGCGCGCCACCGAGTTGTCGTACCAGATAGGCTGCGACCCCCTTGTACCTCTCATGGCTGGTCTCGGCGCGATCTGTGCCGCCGTGGACTCACGCTCCCGACTCGAACTGATGCCCGGCTACCATGTGCCCCCTGTACTCTGGTTGATGACCATCGGCGCACCGGCAGACAAGAAGACGCCAGCATCCAAGCCGATGATGACCATCCTCGGTGATCTCGAAAAGGAGGACGTGCAGCGGTTCAAACAAGACCTATTGAAATGGGAGGCGCAGGAGGCGATGTACGCATCCTCGAAGAAAGCCTACCTCGACGCGGCCAAGGCACCGGAGATGATGATCGACGGTGGTAAAGTGAACGTCAATAACCTACCACAGGTCGCTTGTGACCCTCCAGCGAAGCCCGTACCCCTACGCCTGACTGTGACCGACATTACCAGTCAGAAACTCATCCATCACGCCGCTGATCGCCCTGAAGGGTTGCTATGCTACCTGGATGAGATGAACTCGTGGGTGCATAAATTATCCGACCCCAAATCAGGAGAGGATCGTAGCGCGTGGACAGTCAGCTACGAGTCGAACAGGTACACAATGGATCGCGTGGGCGCGGGCACGATTACCTGCGAGAATTTAGCAGTGTCTATCTACGGTAACATCCAACCCCGTGTGCTGCGTCACAACCTGGCCGCGCTATCCGTGGACGGACTGATTCAGCGGTTTATTCCCGCTGTACTATCGGGTGAATATGATGCTGTCCCCAACCACGTCCCCGACCTGCTCACGAACAAACCGAGATGGGAGCAACTGATACGGCAGGTGCGCTCCCTGCCACCCACCTGTTACAAACTCGATGATGGTGCCTACAAGGTATTCCGCGAGTTTCAAGAATGGTATCACCGCGCCAAGCAGGACGAGCGCATCCTGCTGGCAGAAGACACATTCATGACCGCGTTCGGTAAGCTGGAGGGCACAACGGGTCGCCTGATACTAATTCATCACATCATGGGCGACCCCTACAATCCCATTGTGTCGACAGATACCGTGGCGAAGTGTTGCGAGGTGACGAAGAGTTACATCATTCCAGCGTTACGCTACACTTATGCCGACATCGGTGGAGTCGCGGACAAAGGGTTAGATAACTGGATGATCGAATACCTTGTACGGATCGCGGGCGACCAGGACATACTCACCATGCGCGACATTAAACGCGCAAGCAAGCGTCGCACCGATGGTATGAATATGATGGAGCAAGAGTCGCAGATACGCGACACGATGGCACTTATGGAGAAGGAAGGGTGGGTTGTCATGGTCGAAGATAATAAGCGGTCAACCTCATGGGCAATCAATCCGACAGTCAAAACATTGGACTCCGAATACCGTACCCGTGTAATCAAGGCCAAGCAGCGACAGGCAGATGAACGCCGGGCAATCGTTATCCGTGCCGGATCGCATACCCCTAGAACATTCGTCAAAGGTTACACGCCAGACATGGACGAGTAGTTCTGTTCGCAATACCCCTTACGGTAAGGATTGAACAGGCGGGCAACAAAAAACCCGCACAAAGCGGGCCGGGTTGATTGGTTTATAGGTGGGTTAATCTATGCACGCGGTTTTGATTAACTGCATATCACACGGCATAACAGTGCCGCCTCTTGTTTATCGACTGCGTTTCGGATACTATTCGTCCATACTGCGGCATTCTCACCAATTAGTCGGTATCCCTTACCAGTACGTTTCTTTTGTACGATAAGTGAGCCATCCGCCATATAGCATGCGGAATAGTGACCGTTTTCAAATATCACTTCCGACTTGATCATTTCATGCCCCTTTTACAATATGATGCCGGTGAACTAGCGACAGACTAAGTATGTGTTTTCTCCACGTATGCCACCATTCAAGCGCATCGGAATCCATATCTGCTAGTTCTGCATCAGTAAACTCTGACCACTGCTCATGTGTGTAGAGCTTGCATCCGATTTTTATGTGCGTGTCCATGATGATGGTGTACTTAATGCCCTGCAACACTAACGGCACACGCTCGACAGGTATTCCATCCCCGTATTTAGCACCAGATGGGTCGGTGCCAGATAGATAGGCACCAGATAGGTTGGCATTAGATAGGTTGGCTCCAGATAGGTCGGTGCCAGATAGGTAGGCTCCAGATAGGTTGGCATTAGATAGGTTGGCACGTGATAGGTTGACACCTGTTAGGTTGGCACGTGATAGGTTGGCCCCAGACAGGTTGGCTCCAGATAGGTCGGTACCAGATAGGTCAGTACCAGATAGGTCTGCGCTTATCAGGTTGGTACGTGCTTTTACAGCCAGTTCAAGCGTGGTCCTTATAGTGTTACTATCCTGAGTATGGGAGAATAATACGGCACCAGTTACTCTATGTTTGATTTCAATTTTCATTTTGCTCACCTTTTAAATTAATCCGGTAACATTGCCGTCAATGATTTCCCCTCACTTACTCGCTCCAGATAATCCGCCAGCGCGCGGGCGCTAATATCGACCGCTTGCTGGTAACTAATCGGAGTGAGTACCAATAACTGAGCTGTTGCATTACTAATCGCCTCCGCGCGGGTATTCCCCCTTGCGACGGCAAGACCAGTTGCGCCGTGAGTTACAACCCACCCGCGCTTAAGTGGGTTACCATCGTGTCCGACTGCCTTATGTACATACATCACATCGTGCGTTATGTGTGCAACGGGTAGCGCGGCAGGGTACGTCTTACCTAATATTCTGATGATTTTTGTTACTTGTCTACGATGGTCGATTATTGATATGAACGGCATTATTTCACCCCTTTCATCCCATTTATAAACATCAGTTTGTGTATTTATTGTACGCATGGTTCAATTCTCCTATATGTTGTTCCCGCAGGCATTCTACGCAATGGCGGCAATCCATCATGCGCGCGGCATGAGTTGTAATCTGCCAATGCGTCGGCGCGATAATTTCGACCGTAACCGTTGCGGGATGTTGTAGTGTAACTACCCTGGTCGCGGGTGGGTGGCACTGTGACGCGGTAGGTTATCATTTAATTAATCTCCCTTAATTGTTCCAATTGCCCAGGTGTGAACATGCGCGCCAATGCCACTGATTCTGCCAGGCATGCGTCGTGAATTGCGCGGATTTTCAAATAGTCCCTCATTGGCGCGTCGCTGTATCCCATCTCTAAAACCCATTCGTTAAATATCGGTTCTACATAATCGCCGATTACGGCCAGAATGTCATACGCTGTTGGAGACTTATGATCATTGTATCGGGCTCGGTCCATTGTTGATTGCAGCGAATCGCCGAACTGTGCCGAATAACTACCGCGCGTATTAGATAACGTAAATTGGTAAATATCGCGGCTTTCTTTGTCGTCACGGAAATAGGGACCGGTGCGCAAATACCGAATGTCAAATATCGTTCCGGTATCGGTAAGGAACTGCTCTGCTTGTTTTTCGTACTCGTTCATTTTGTTCACCTCTTAAAGTTAAGATTAAAGTTAAATTAAAGTTATCCGGCAGTATCGCCGCCGATGCGCCCGATTAAAGGCGCATGAGCTGCTATGCTGATGCGGCCAGTTGGCAAGCCAGGCGATACAGTCCGGCAACGTGATGCCGTTCGGCATACCGGCGCGCGGCATATTCGCCGCAAGTGGCTCGGAGTGATAATGCTCGTAATGCGAGTTGCGATGATTTAGTCATTTTGTTCACCTCTTAAATTAATTATTGAATACTTCTTACGCTTTCTATTGTTCGATTGATGTCATTTGTAAAACTTTCCGGATTCTGTTCCGAAAATCCCATCAAGATCAGCATTCCCGTCTTCGTCTTTTGGGAGGGTTTCTGGGTCAATTTCTTCCACATCAAAAGCCGTAAATTCTTGGCTCCCGTGGTAAAGTTTTTCACCATTGAATTCATAGCCCCTTGCTTCTACCTCGCCCACTTCGATGTAGTTATCACATCCGTTCCAAACGATCTTGGTTTTCATCTTAATCACCTTTTAATTAATCCGGCGTTTCCTGCACCGTGGACACATAATATCAGCATGTTTTCACAATGTCAAGTATTATTTGTATAAAAGTGATAAATATATACACATATGATTACTGGCACAATGGCGCCAAGATTCGGGGGTAGCAATTTTCAAATTACCCCCTAATATATATTCAAAAAGTGTCTTCGTGAAAGGCGCCATTGCGCCAATTCGTCATTTTGCCTCGTATCCTTTGTAATTTTGTCCATTTTACATTGCATCCTTTATATACATACAACGCAATGTGACTTGCATCTTTTGTCAGTCTACCTTGCGTCATATGTATACATGCAACGCAATGCGTCAATGCTTAAAGGTGCCATTGTGCCATTGGTGCATTGCACCCCTTGATCCAGGTATCTGGTTTACCGTGTGCGCTGATCTGCGATGGTGGGGGGTGCCGGGTGGGGGGTGGGGCGGGAATCCTGATGCGGTTGTTTCCTTGGGGACTGTTCACCGTGCCAATTTTTAAATTTCTCAAATTGAGAAGGATCCCAATTTTTAAATTTTCAAAATAATAATGGATACATTTAATAATTGTATTTGTTGTAACATGATCCCTTGCGCCACCCACCCCCTTGTGATACAACGCACCCATGAAGCAACTCGAATACGACATCGCTCCCACCTCAATGCCGGATTGGTTATCAGCCGATCCGACGCTCTCATTTCCTGTTTACCCCACCACGCCGGAGGATAGACTGTTACAGGAGTCAGTATTCACGTCATTACTCGAACTGGTGCTGGATGAGGTGGTTGAGGGGAAGTCTGCCAAGTCGTTTGTCGAGCGTGACCCGCGTGCCATCAAGTTCGGGCGGTTCATGTCGTGGGTGATGAGGGATATTGAGCGGCGTAGGAGGTACGAGGAGGCGCAGGAGATCGGCGCGGAGGTGGTGGTCGAGGAGATGAAGGACATCGCTGATGGCACGGACGCACCACCTAACTCGGTGCCGGAGGACATCCAGCGGTCAACGCTGCGCGTCAACGTGCGTAAGTGGCAGGCACAGGTACATAATCGCAAGCGGTATGGTGACATCAAGCAGTTGGCTGTCACTATGACGGATACGGTTAAGCTCCATGAGTTGTTGGAGGAGCGTGAGAAGCGCGTGCGTGGAATTACGATAGAGGGTGAGGTTGTGAGGTGACGCCAGGCAACGCCGAGATATTAAAGCGTATGATGGGGGAGGACTTTTACTTCTCACCGTTGAAGTTCGCATTGTGGGCTTACCCGTGGGGTGAGGGTGACTTACGTGAGTTCGATGGCCCACGCGCGTGGCAGCGGGATATCATGCTGGAGATGGAGGCGTATCTGCGCGAGGCGGTGGGGATGCGTGAGACGTTGGGGGTGTTGCCTGACTTCTACCGTGATGCGACGGCCAGTGGTCGGGGTATTGGGAAGTCGGCGTTGGTGGCGATGATCTCGCACTGGTTCATGTCAACCCGTGTTGGTGGGAGTGTATGGACAGCGGCGAACGGGGAACCGCAATTACGCACCAAGACGTTCCCTGAGATCGCCAAGTGGGTGAGTCGGGGTATCAATAAGGATATGTTCGAGATCAACGCCACAAGTATCGTACCGTCCAAATGGTTCAGGGAGTACATCGAGTCGGAAGACGGTCTCAATAAGAGCACGAAGTATTATTACATCAGTGGTCAGTTGTGGAGCGCGGAGAACCCGGATGCGTTTGCTGGTGCACACAACGCCGATGGTGAGATGGCTATCTTCGACGAGAGTAGTGGCATCCCTGAGTCGATCTGGACGGTACAGGAGGGGGTGTTCACTGAGAACATCCCTGATCGGTTCTGGTTGACGTTCAGTAACCCGCGCCAGAACAGCGGGGCGTTCTTCGAGTGTTTTCATAAGAATCGGGACAGGTGGCGCACGCGACAGATCGACTCGCGCACGGTGGAGGGGATCAGCACATCATCGTTCGACAACATCATCGCGCAGTTTGGAGCGGACTCTGATGAGGCGCGCGTTGAGGTGTATGGTCAGTTTCCGCAGACGGGCGCCCGACAGTTTATACCTCGCGGTGTGGTAATGGATGCCGCGACACGAGATGTGTACAAGGATGAGGGTGCACCGCTGCTGATGGGGGTGGACGTGGCGCGGTTCGGTGAGGATAGGAGCGTGATAGCGTTCAGGCGCGGGCGCGACGCCAGGACGATACCATGGAGGGTGTATCGGAAGATGGACACCCGGCAGCTTGCGATGACCATCGTGGAGCTGGTCAACGAGTACAACCCTGCCGCGATATTCGTCGATGGTGGCGGCGTCGGTGGTGGCGTGGTCGATGCGTTGAAGGACTTGAGGGTGAAGGTCATTGAGGTGCAGGCGGGGGCGTCAGCCTCGGACAAGGATAAGTATCGGGACAAGCGTGTTGAGATGTGGGCGTTGACCCGTGAATGGTTGGAGATAGGGTGCATACCTGACAGTGTGGATATTATCTCGGACTTATGCGGTCCACGATATGACTACCACTCAATCACGAACCAGATGGTGCTTGAGAGTAAGGCTGATATGAAGAGTCGCAAGCTGGCGTCACCAGACATGGCTGAGGCGTTGATACAGACGTTCGCCCGCCCCGTCGCCAGAACCGACACACTGTTGGCGCGGCGTGGTGGTCGGCGCGCGCCGATTGCGAGAGATGTTGACTATCCGATGTTTGGGTGATAGGGTGCGTGAAATTTCAAGGGGGATGTTGATATGAGTGGAGTAGCAGGTTCTCTTCTTAGTATGCCTAGTAGACTCATAGGTTCTGTTCTTGACAAGTCTGGTGTGCCTGCTGTACCACCGCCACCACCCGTCCCGACTATTGACGACCGCAGTGTGAGCGCGGCTGGTGCGGAGGAGCGCGCACGGCGCGCAGCAGCAGGCGGTCGTGCCAGCACCATACTGACGGCTGAAGAAGATGTGGGTGAAGCCACAACAGCCCGCAAGAAGCTATTGGGGTCGTGATGGGAAAGGTTGAGGATATTCTGGAACGGGTGGACGCTGCGCGCGGTGAGCGCGGAACGTGGGAGTCCCATTGGACGGAGATCGCCGACTATGTGATGCCGTCGTATTCCGACCTGTTCCTCGGTCGTGGTCTCATCACCCCAGGTCAGAAGAAAACCGATAAGGTATTCGATTCGACCGCGCAGATCGCGCTCACAAGGTTCCGCTCCGTTATGGAATCCATCCTCACACCGCGACAACAGACGTGGCACCGACTCAAGGCCACCGACCCGTTCCTACTCCGAGACCGCGACACACAGATATGGTTTGAGCAGGCGAACGACGCACTGTTCAGATACCGCTATGCACCGAGTGCGAACTTTACCAGCCAGCAGAGTGAGGTGTATGCCAGCCTGGGTGCGTTCGGCACGGGGTGCATGTTCGTTGATAAGTTGGACGGTGGTAAAGGGTTACGTTACCGCGCCATCTTCCTCGGTGAGATATTCTTCGTCGAGAACCATCAGGGTGTCATCGACACAGTGTATCGCTGCTTCAGCATGACCGCGCGCCAGATCGTGCAGAAGTGGGGGAAGGGCACCCCGAAGAAGGTGATGGATGATCTGGAGAATAAGCCGGAATCGCCTTACGAGATTGTTCACTGTGTGTACCCGCGCAATGACCGCGACCCGAACCGCATCGACGGTAAAGGTATGCCCTTCGAGTCTGTTTACGTTTGCGTTGCAACAAAGGATATATTGAGCGAGGGCGGATACGAGACCATGCCTTACATCACGTCTCGTTATGTCACGTTGCCGGGTGAGAACTATGGTCGCAGTCCTGCGATGGATGTGTTGCCTGCAATCAAGACGCTGAATGAGCAGAAAAAGACGGTACTTAAACAAGGACACCGTACCGTCGATCCTGTATTGCTGGCCTACGATGATGGTGTATTGGACTCGTTCTCGCTGAAGCCGGGTGCTCTCAATTATGGTGGTGTCAGCGCAGAAGGTCGTCAACTTGTTCACGCGCTACCCACAGGTAGCCTCGCTATTGCACGCGATATGATGGAGGATGAGCGTATTGTCATCAACGACGCTTTCCTGATCACACTGTTCCAGATTCTCGTAGAGGGACCGCAGATGACGGCGACCGAGGTGATTGAGCGCGCGCGAGAGAAGGCTGCGCTGCATGCTCCGATCATGGGTCGTCAGCAGTCCGAGGGGTTGGGACCAATGATCGAGCGGGAGGTTGACCTATTGATGGTGCAGCGGTTGCTGCCGCCGATCACCAACGCGATGCGTGAGGTGGGTGCCGAATACAAGATCGAGTATGATTCACCGTTGTCCAGGATGCAGAAAGCCGAGGCATCCGCTGGTGGTCTGCGCATGTTCCAGTACGCCGGTGAAATCGCTGCGACTACACAAGACCCGTCAGCAATGGACTGGTTTAATACAGACACAATGATCCCCGCTCTCGCTGATGCACAAGCTATGCCCGCATCATGGATACGTGGACCGAAGGAGGTTGCCGCGATCCGTGATGGGCGTAAGCAACAGCAGGCCACGCAACAATTGATTGACGCCGCACCAGCGATGGCGTCCATGATGAAACAGGGAGTTGGAGCGCCTATATGATCGATATTATTAAATCACTAGTTGTGGTATTCAATTTGACCGTATGCGGGTTTCTTTTGTGGATTATCTACACCTGCATACGTGATGCTATCGCCTTTCGCCGAAGAAACGGGTATTGGATATAATGACCGAACCACAAAAAGTCAGAAGCTACCTCCAACAGCGCAAACGCGCCTACGCAATGGCGTCCATGATGAAGCAGGGAGTGGGCGCACCAACATGACAATGATTCAGAGAGTCATCAACTTACTACACCGCCGCCGTAATGCTTATCGAATGGTGTTCACCAATGTCGACGGTGACATGGTACTTAAAGACCTTGCTGTTTTTTGCAGGGCAAATGAATCCTGTTTTCACCCTGATGAAAGAGTGAACGCTGTGATGGAGGGTCGAAGGGAAGTGTGGTTGAGAATACAACATCATCTCAAACTGACCGATGACCAATTGATGCAACTCTACGCAAACACCCGAAAGGTAAATGATGACTGACCCTATTGCCCCCGCTCTCGCCGGACAAGGTACAACCGCACCAAGTGCAACTCCTGTTCCGATCACATCATCCGCTGCGCCCGGTATTGTACCTACCGCCGCACCATCCACTCCGTCCCTTGAGTGGTTGACAGGTGCTCCGGAAGACATCACAGGATTCGTGCAGAACAAGGGGTGGAAGAGTCCTGTTGATGCCATTGAAGGTTATCGTAATCTGGAGAAACACATGGGTGTACCAGCAGACAAACTGCTACGGTTGCCCGATTGGGACAAGGCTGACAAGACCGAACTGGATCAGTTTTTTGGTAAGCTCGGTCGTCCCGCTGACCCGAAGGGTTACGAGATCAATGTGCCTGATGGTACACCTGCCGATTACGCTGATGCGGCACGCATTAAGTTCCACGAACTCGGTCTGACCGCGAAGCAAGCGAAGGCGTTGGTGGACTGGAACAATGAATTTGCGACCACCGCTGGTGCGAAGAGTCAGGAGGCATACAAGCAGGCCGTTGCTCAACAAGACGCCGAATTGCGTAAGGAATGGGGTCAGGCTTACGACCAAGAGATCGGTTCGGCGAAGAACGCCGCCGCCGCCCTCGGTATCAAACCGGAGGAGATCGACAAGTTGGAACAATCACTCGGCTTCGCTGGCTTGATGAAGGTGATGGCAAACATCGGCAAGCGCATCGGTGAGGATACCTTCGTGAGCGGTGGTGGTTCAAACACTGGCGCGATGACTCCGGCAGGAGCGAAGGCGCGCGTCCAGCAGTTACAGGGTGACAAGGAATGGACTGCCAAATACCTGTCCGGTAATATCGAGGCGCGTGCGGAGATGGAGCGCCTGATGCGCTTCGCGTACCCATCATGATTACCCAGGAGGTCGTTATTGGGTATCTGGTGGGGTTCATATCCGCGATGATATTATTCGGATGGTTACCATGAACGACACATCTTGCATGAACGACCGTGAACTGGCAATCGAGTGTGTGAAACTTGCGACAACCCTCGTTGGGCCGTCTGTAAACGACAGGTTCAAGGAAGTTGCAAAAGTTTCAAAACTCATGTACGCTCACATCAACTCCATGATAGAGGGAGCCCCGACGGTTGAAGAACCATCGGACAAGCAGATTGTAGGAACACTACACAAGCCCCGTAAGTCATAGATCGCAGACCCCTCTTGATGAGGATAAGTCAAGGAATGCCACCGCCTTAAAAGGTCGCAAACTTTTTCTTTACTTATCAGGAGACTTATCATGTCCGTGAATCTGCCTACCCATTTCGTGCAACAGTACAGCACAAACATTGCCCTGCTGCTTCAGCAAAAGGGTTCCAAACTGCGTAACGCAGTTATGACCGGCTCTCATGTCGGCAAGCAAGCATCCCCGGTTGACCAATTCGGCTCCGTGGAGATGCAGCCTGTCACTGGCCACTACAATCCCATGTCCCGCGTTGATGCCGCAACCGACCGCCGTTGGGTATTCCCTTCCGACTTCGATCTACCGCAACTGATCGACGCATTCGACAAACTGCGTCTGATTACCGACCCATCCAGTGTGTATGTGCAGAACGCTGTCATGGCCGCCGGTCGCCAGTTCGACAAATTGATCGCCGCCGCGTTCATCGGCACTGCCAAGACTGGTGAAGCGGGTGGTACTTCGACTAATTTCACCGCTGCTAATGAGGTTGATGTGGCTGTTGGTGGTGCGAACTCGAAGTTGAACGTCGCCAAGATCAAGGCCGTCAAGGAACTGATGATGTCCAAGCATATCGACTTCGACACCGAAGAGGCGTACATCGGCATCACTGCTGCTGACCACGCCTCGCTGTTGAACGAGATTCAGGTCATCTCCAGCGACTTCAATGGTGGTATGCCGGTGTTGCAGAGCGGGATGATCAGTTCCTTCCTGGGCTTCCGCTTCATCCACTGTGAGCAACTGGAGACATCACTGGCTGGCACCAATGAGGTCACGTTGCCGGTGTGGGTCAAGTCCGGTATGTACCTCGGTCTGTGGGACGATGTCCAGAACTCGGTATCGCAGCGTAACGACCTGCAAGGTGAACCGTGGCAGATTTACACCAAGATGACTGCGGGTGCTACGCGCCTGGAGGAAAATAAGGTGTTCGCCATCGAGTCGTATCGCGCTTAATCAACCAGATCAAGGAGAACAATCATGGCTATAACCAATCGTAATTCCACCGCCGTCGCTGACATGGTGGCTGTCCCGCGAGTACTTGTTAATTGCACGAAGGGTTCCACTGGTCGTCTGTTTGAGGTGTGTGGCTACGTCGCCAACGCCGCTGACGATGACGCTACCAGCGTGTTCCGCTTCTGCCGCGTCCCATCGAATGCTCGCGTCTCTCAAGTCTTACTGACTACAGGCGACGCAACGACTGCCGGTAACATCAATGTTGGTCTGTATCAGACCGCCGACAACGGTGGTGCCGTGGTCGATGCCGACCTGTTCACCTCGGCGCTGGCGCTGACTGGTGGCCCGTTCGCCAACAGCGACATCACCTACGAGTCGGGTGAGTACACTGAAGCGGAAAGCGTTAAGCCGTTGTGGGAAGTATTGGGTCTGACATCTGATCCGAAGCGTGATTACGATGTGTGCGCTGTAATCAGCACGACGTATCAGGCTGCGGCAGTTGGTACTATCATCAAGGTGCGTTACGTCATCTAACCTGTTCAGGGGGCTTCGGTCCCCTGCTCATTAAGGAGCACATATCATGGCAGACCGTTTCTATTCCGTAATCCTCGGTGAGCAGATGGATAATCTCGTCACCGAAGGGTCGTCAACATCTAGTGAGGCAATCGAGTTGCGTGTGTCGGACTCGATCTACGCCGATAAACTGCAAGTGATTCTCGGGCTGGAGGCGATTACAAATTACCTCAAGACCGTCGAAACCAGCCCAATCGCGTAAGGAGTGAATCATGGCTACCAATAAGAAAGAACCTATGCAGGATGACCTTGTTGTTGCGACCACCAAGAAGAAAGAACCTGTGCAGGATGACCCTGTTGTTGCGACCACCAAGAAGAAGGGTGCTGTTGCGTTCTATCGCAAACGCGCTGCGCGGTGATTGATTATGTCAATCATCCGCCTTCGTAGCACGGTAGCCCGCCCCGCTGATGTCACCGCGTATGCTGCGGGTGATGAGATCAGTAATCACGCAACTGCTGCCTCGGTTGTCCGTCCGACGTTCAATATGGCGGGCTTCAAGAGCGGTAAGATATTCGCTGCCGAGATTGACCTGACACCCGCATCCGGTAATGTTGTGACTACCGCCAGCGACTTCGAGTTGATTATCTTCCGCACCGATGATGTTCCTGCTGCTGTTGGCGATAACGTCACGAACCCGATCACCGCAGCACAACGCGCGTCTGCGGTAGCTATTTTCAGGTTCGATGACACCGGATGGACGGGGC